ACCGCCGATACAGCGACGGGTGCGTGGCGATCACGCCCGCGATGTAAGACGAAATAGATGCCTCTGTATCCGTCGAGGTCGTGATAAACGTAAATGTCGAAGTATCGACCGTGACCTCGCACGTTGTACCGGCGGCGGGTAGATCTGAAACTCGGATTTGACCGGTCGCGGGTGTGTTCGCCCCGTCGCATCCTGAGAATCCCGTGATCGCAAAAACGGTCACGCCGCCGTCGTTGTCGGTGGCCGAGAGTGCTACGCTGTTCTGTGCCGTGTTGTACGCCGCTGCCGTGACCGTGCGGATCTCGCTCGATGTCGTATGCGGTGCGATCAGCAGCCAATTATCAACGTTGCTGATCCAGTCCGAAACATTATCGACGCTCAGGACCGTTTCCGCCGCTGAGAATTGTTCCGTCGCAATGGCATACGGAGCGGGCTTTTTGTTTTTGATCGAGAGTTTGCCGTTCGCCGCCTGCGTCAGATACGTCCGCGACGATACGAAAATGACCTCGTTAAGCAGATCGAGGGCGTTCATCTGGTCGGTCACGGCGACGTTGCAGGTATATCGTTTACGCAGAAATTTACCGAGCCCCGGCAATTGATCGGGAATCGGAACCTCTGGTTCAGGCGGTTCATCTGGTGGCCAAATTGACATAATTTATGGTGCTGCCGATGCATACGGATGACCGCCGGGCAATAGTGCCTGCAATCCCCATTTCCACGCCAAATAACCCTCGACCTTTCTCGCCTCTGTTGAATCGGCGTTCGATAGCACGACCAACTCTGCAAAGTCACCGATAAAGCCGTATGTGTTCGTCGTGTAGCCGAGCATCTGCATGTCACCGGTGGTAGCGGCCATTGATGCTATCGAGCCGGTCGATGAGACTATCTGCGTGCCGTTCTTCCAAAATTCAGCGGTTGTTGAGCCTGTTTTGATCGCCGATGACAAATGCCAAGTTGCGTTAGCGTGTGACGCCGACCATAGCAGATGCGAACCGCCATTCGCGTGATAGAAACTGCCGCTAGTGTCGTACTCAAGAATGAACGACCACGCCGCCCCGTATGGATACGTCATCACAACGGGATAATTGCCAATCGTCGGCTTTGCGACCCAAAAGAATGAATGTGAATTGTCGGACGCGAGATCAGCACCAAGGTCAACGGCACGATAGCCGTTCGTGCCACTCGAATACCTAAGCACTGAAAGACCGTTCTGGATCGCTGTTTTGAGCGTGCCACGGTCACTACCGCTTGCCGTCGCGTTCTTTGCATTGGTCGAATCATCGACGAATGTCCCAATGGCATCGCCGTCGCTGCCTGTGATCTCGTCGGCCTTGAACCATCTCAGCAATGTAGCAAGATCGCCGGGCGAGAATGCGGATGCCGTCGTTTCAACGCTGAATACTTCGCTAAAGCCCGGAGCGTAGATCGTCGCCGTGCGTTCCGTCGATGATGATGACGAAGCGGTCAGCCGAACCTTGACAGTATCGCCGTCTACAGCAATATCACCATCGAGCCATGAGCCGGAATTTATTTGCAGTTTTGGCGAGCCGTCGCCAGTGACTATCATCGGCCAGGTTTCCCCGGCTTTGCCGTTTAGCGTCACAGTGTTCGATGTGGTCAATGCTCCCAGACTCACGCCTGTCTGCGGCGTTAACGCAAAATCGTCAGGCCCCAAAATTGCACCAGGAAAATACGTCATACTATCGACCACGCCCCCGTCGTGTTGTTCGGTACGAGAGTAAAATTCGTATATTGCACGGTCGTGCTTTTCGTTGTCGCCCCGTCTATCGTTTCCGAGGCGTTCCCATCGAGCGTCATTGCGTTTGCCGATGAATCGATCTTCTTGAAGTTGTACGGCTTTTGCTTTGCCGTTGCTGCCGCGTGCAGCGTGATCGTCACCGCCCCGCCCGTGCAATCGACCAGGATCACATCATCGTCATCGGTCAGCGTGTATGCCGATGTCTTTGCCGAGACATCGATACGCAGGGCGGGCGGTGCAAATGTCGTCTGCTCGGCCTCTTTGATGTCCTGGACGCTGCCGCGATTGGCGGCGGTCTTGCTGACGAGGAACAGACGGATCTCGCGGCCATTGAGATCGAACGGCACGACGAGGTCATGCCCGGCGACGCCGGTGCCGAGGTATTGCGGCTCCATCGTCGGTTCGTCTTCCCAACGCCAATAGACATCACCGGCGACGGATTCGGTCACATCGGCACCGACCTGGCCGTCGAGCACCAGATTCATTGTCGATGTCGGCTCGCAGAGCCTTTCGTAGAGATACAGTTTCATCTATGTCGTCGTTTGCGAAAGCGTCCCTGCTTTGCCGCCGTTGTTTTGAACGCGAAAATGCACGACGGTGCCCACCGATATAGCGGCGAGCGATCCGGCGGCAATGTGCCCGGCACTATCGGTCGTCAATGGCGATTCGGCGGCATCCGCACCCGCACCGCTCGCACGGATCGCGACCGACACTCCGGCTCCGACATACGTCATCACGCCGTCATTATCGACATCTACCACATCAAATGCTGCATAGTTGCTTGCCATAAAATCTCCTTAGCATGGATCGATCGGGATCGACATCGCACCATCGGCATACGAGACCGTACCGAACGACAGGACGCATGGCGGATAGATCTCGATCGGGATGCACGCCAGCAGCACCGGATCCCAGACATACCCGGTCGGGCATGTGTCCGTGCCGGGCGTTACCGCCTCTTCGAACGTCGCCATGTATGTTTCGTTATAGGCACGGGCCTCGATCTCGTACCGCAGATCGTCGAGACGACTGATCTTTTTCACGCGAAAATATGTAAATCCGTATTTGGTCAGACGCGAGGACGTGACCTTGATGACCATTTCGGGATGTAATTTAAGGGCATCGGCAAACCAGATCTTGAATTTGAGTTTGCAATTGTTCTGCAAACCGCCGTCATCGCACGGGCCGAGATCGAGCAGCGACCACGCCATCTTGATCGCGTGCGGTTTAGTGACGATGCCGAGCAGGCTGTATTTTTTTGGATTTATCTTGCGGGCCAGATCACCGACGACGCGGCCGGCAGCGAGCTGTGCGTCGATGTCTTCGACGGGCTGCAGCGGCGTCTCGAGATAATCGTTGCCGACATAGTCATAGGTGCATTCGACGCGGTTGATCAGATCGAGGCTCGAATCACGCGATACGGTGAGCGTCGTCTTTTCTTCGCCCGGTTCGCCTTCCCACAGGATGCTGCGGCTGGTGCCTTCGTCGGTAAATTCGAGAGCTGCGGCGAGTTCGCCGCCGGTCATTTCTCTGAGCGGCACAATATGGATCAGGCCGTCGAACAAAAACGGACGCGACAGCCGGCCCGAGACGCACATGTCCTCGACCTGCTGCTGCACTTTTTTCTCGATCAGCTCGACATTCGAATCGGCACGGATGTGATCCCAATCGGTATCGAAGACGTCGGTAAAGCGAACTGTTTCTTCACACCAGTCGGCGGCCTCGATAAAACTCTCAATATTGAGCCGGTCGTAATCGAGCCCGAATCCCCAACGCTTATCGGTCAGAATGCGGGCGATCTGCCACGCACGGTTCGTCGTGTAGATCTCAGTGTACGTTGTTGCGTCGGTATAGACGCGGATATTGTCGAGACCTTCGACGAGGGCGTTTGCAGATGCCTCGCCCGGTTCGACCTCACGCGGATCGACCCATCCGAAATTGTATCTGATATGGGCTGTGCCGCTGTACGTGTGAGTCGTCAGAGTCGCATCGACGGCCGTCTGTCCCTTTTCCCCGAGACGATAGCCGTAATGCAGTGGAATGGCTGCCTGCTCGGTATTCTCAACGGCGATGCGTGCCTGAGTGATCGAATTGATCGGCCCTTCGCAGAGTTCGTAGAGTGCGGCAAACCAGCCGTGCGACGGCGTATTCGTATTCAGATCGCGGCGATATGCCATGACCTTGCAATCGCGAACCCGGCGTTTGCCCATGACGACGCGAACCGGTTCTTTCAGCGTTGTCTCGTTGCCATTCGATGTCGATAGCAGATTCGGCCCGGATGTTTGATTATTCTGCGTGATCGACTGGATCGTATAATGCGATAGATGATATCTGGTCGGAACGCCGCGGGCCGTGCAGCTCGCGGTCGATCGGCGGTCGCAGTAGGTCCACGGATCGGTCGTCGCCGGATCGTCGATGCCGACGGCCCCGCCGATGTGCAGATTGTACGGGCAATCGTGCTCGTCGATCTCATCCTGCGTCGCGAACAGTCCGCCGAATATCGCCTGACATTCCTGCCAATGGGCACGATGCGGCACGTTGGCATCCGACGAACGAAAGCCCTGGACGGCCTTGAGCGTGATGATGTCGGCCTCGGCCTCGTCTTCGAACCGCAGATGGCCGTACCAGACCGTCAGCAGCAGCGTGACCTGCGGGAACCAATAATAGAGCGTTGCCTTGACGCCTTCGCCGTGGTCGATCAAAAGCTGTGAGATCACTTCGTCGCCGTCCCACATTTTGAGATCGAGTTCTTCGTCGCCGATGCTATTGTCGAGAGCAACGGGCAGAAACCAATTCGGATCGCCCTCGGGAATCAAGCGGGTCTCAATCGGCGTGACGGACGGTGCGACGCTCGCCGTTTCGTCGGTCTGCGAACACGCATAATAGATCGTCCCGTCCGGCGACGGCCACTCAATGCCGATGAGTTCGTGCACTTCGAGCGTCGTGCCCGCCGCATAGAGCGTGCGGAGCGAGGCGATCTTGGTCAGTGTTGCACCATCAAATACCGGCATTTATGAAATTCCCCATTTATGCAATAGCCATCCACGCATATCGGCGGCGACCTCGGCGGATATCGCGACCGAGAACAGCACGATCTCGCCGATGTCGGCCTTGAGCATTCGCGTCGCGTCCGCCCGGTCTTTGCCGATCTGCGAATTGAGAAGCGTGATGCCGGACGGCCATCGTCCATGGATCATGCCGAACGTGTTCATCGGCATATTCTGTGTCGCCTCGGTGAGCATCGTCGCGTTCTTGTAAAACGTGTATCCGGCTCCGTGCGAGAGATTTGTTAATTTTGTATCGCCGTTGTTGCCGACCATCGCCGCAGTTGTCGCGGATGCTGTCAGCACGCCCTGGTATGTCGAAAATGACGCCTCGCGTACCTTGAGCACCATAAAGACATCGAACACTTGGGCGGACGTGACCAGATTGATATAGCCATCGGCTCCGGCCGAATTGAATTTAGCGGTCGCGAGGCCGTTCTGTGTCGCTCCGCCGGTGATAACGTCGCCATTGATGTCAAAATGCCGAGCATTGCCCGAGATGTCAGTGAATTCGGCTCCACCGTAATTTGGGCTCGTTTCATCAAACCATGCGTACATCGATGCCGTATGAAACGCCGGATCGAAAACGCTGCCGTCCGTACCCTCGTAGAATCCGGCGACGCGACGCTGGCGGATCTCGACGCCGCCGCTGAATAGATCGATCGTGTGCATCTCGGCCGACATCGTGTTATCAACGAACTCGGCGAAATATTTGCGGCCACGCCATTCGATCAGGAATACATCATTCGCTCCGGTCGTATGATCTTTGAAAAAATCCCAATAGTATTGAAACCGCGGCACGCCTGCGATCAGATCGCCATAGTCTGCATCGTCGGGCAATGCCTGGCTCGATATCGCCCATCGATGCAGCCCGTTCGCGTTGCCGTTCACGGCAGACGCACCATAGCCGTCGCCGAAATTTGCCCGCAGCCGGTTGCCGGTCCAGCCGAGATCGTCGATCTCCATGCCGACCAGTGATAATTCGTCGTATGTGCTGATATCAGGCATTTACCATTCCCTCTCGATGCAATAGTTGTAATAGGCCGATGCCATGCAGGTGATCATCGCGTCCGGGCCGTGGTCGTCGCGAAACTTGGCTACGGCCTCATCGATCGTGCGGACCGTGATGCCATCCATCAGCCGCGTGCCGTCATCCGACATATAATGGATCTGCCAATGCAGCCACGGCCGCACATCAGCAATGGACGGCGGCGGTTCGACGGGCGGATACGAACGCCCGTTCGATTGCCCCAAGGAGACCAGAAGCCCGCCGCCGAGGATAATATTGAGGAATAAAACGAGTCTGTTTCGCATTTATCTAATTCCAATGTTCCGGGCGATCTTCGAACCAAGTGCCGAATTTCTCGCAATGTCATTGCCCGTCTGCGTCGCAAAGAATCCCGGCCGCTGCCTCGCTCCCGCCGTCAGCACATCGCCGGGCTTCATCGAACTGATGTTCTTGTGCAGCCGAGCAACCTCGTTCGCCAGATGATTGATCGCCATATTCTGGCCCGATTGATAGGCCGTTGCCGATGCCCGCGAATACGGATTCATGTTGTCGCTCGAAGAACTGCGGTTATTGCCGTTCGACGAGTTATTGTTGTTCGATTCGGGCTTGAACGCATTCCCCGCGACCGCACGCCCAGCGAGTGCGGCACCGACCGCAACGACGCCAAACAGTGCCGCCGCCTTGAAGTGCGTCGCTGCCTCGGCCGGATTTAGCCACAAAGCAGCAAAACCCTTGGCAAGCTCGAAGATCGCGAGCACGGCCGACTGTGCGGCCACGCCCGCGAGCACGGACGCGACGAGTTTCTGCATGGCCTTTGGGCCCATGTCACCCATCAGCACCCAGCTTTCGATCATCGAGCCCATGCCCTGTGCGAGCGAATTGAACGCACCTGCTCCGATCTGGCCGAGGCTGGATAGAACCTCTTCCATCTTCGGCCCGTTCGATAACACTTGATCGGTAAACTCCTGAAACGACCCGCCGAGCCCGAAATCATAACTGTCGCCGCCGCGATTCCGTTTGCGGCGAAGTTCCTGAATGCGTTCCGCGTCGGCATCAGCCTTTTTCTGCATGCGGATCTTTTTGATCGCGTCGAGCCGCTTGCGTTCGACTTCGAGCAGTTCTTCCTGTGCCTTGACCTCTTTTTTGATCTGATCATTGATCTCGGTGCCGCCCTTCAATTTCTCGACGCGGAGTTCGATCGTCAGCACCTTGAGACGCTGTGTGATCTCGGCACGCTCTTCGTCATTGAGATTGGCATTCTCGCGAAGTTTCTTAAGCTGTGTGATCTCGTCCATCACAGCCTCTTGACGGACGCGAGACGTGTCACGAATGTGCTGCAATTCGACGATCTGGCCGTTGGATAGTGCCTGATCGAGTTGTGCGATGCGTTCTTTGTATCCTGCACCGTATACAGCCAGAATGTTCTGCACTTCCTTTTGGGCGGCCTGCACTGCCTTGCGTCGGCGTTCCTCAGCTTCGCGTGCAGCCTTATCAGCGTCAGATTCACCGCTACGCCCAGCTTTGCCCGCGTTACCCGGACCGAGATCGATCTTCGGCATCGCAGGGATCGCAAATTTGACCTTATCCATCGCGGCATTCGTGCCGGCGGCGATGGTCTCGGAGATCGTTCCGGTGATGCTTGCCATCTGCCGAAATCCAGTCAGCACGGGCGTCATCAGTTTGATAACATTCTCAGCCCATGCTGATGTCGCATGAATATTGAGGCCGTACATGTCAGCCATGGCATTGAATGCGAATGCGGCAGCTTGTGAAAGTCCGCGATATGAATTGGCAACGCCGCTGATCACTTCGCCCACGCCGCGGCCCCATGCCGCAGCGATGCCCTGATTCCCGACCATCGACTGCGAAATACTCGACATCGCCGATGTCACATACGGCATCAGTGCGTATGCGAATTCGCGGCCGACGCCGGCGGCCTGTTTTTGCAGATCCTGGAGCGTGTCACCAAACTGATCGGCCGCCCGTGCGTCTTCGTCAGACATCAGCAGGCCGAGTTTTTTGAGCTTGTCCATCAACGCCGGCAGATTGCCGTCGAATGATTTGATCACCGGCAGGATCTGTCCGGTCTTATCTTTGAATAGGTCTTTTGCGGCAGCGGCCTGGAGCGTCGCGTCTCTTTCGTTTGCGATGGCCTGTACCGCCTGTGCCAATGCCCCGGACGCGGTTCGGGCCGTAATTCCGTAATCTGTCAGCGTTTTATTTGCTTTCTCGTTGCCCTGATTCGCCTGACCGACGAGCACGGTAAACTTGCTGACCGATCCACTGATAGCCTCAAGCGAAGAGCCTGACTGGTCGGCGGCGTATTGCAGTGCCGACATGACCTCGGCCGATTGTCCTGTCTTTTGCGTTGCATCATAGATCGCCGAGCCATAATCCGATGCTTCTTTGGTGAGATTGAAAATGCCGACCGCTACGCCGGTGATCGCTGTGGCGGCGGCTGATGCCATTGGGAGCAGTCCGCCGAACGTCGATCCGAATCCGCTGCCGAGTCTGGTCACGTCAGCATGCAGTCCGGTAATTGCCCGCTGTGCCGATCTGGCATCGGCAGTGATCTCGACCTTTAGTTTTGGATCATTTACGGCCATGCGTTTTCTTGAACTTCTCTTCGCGGTTGCGATTGACGATCGATTCGGCCTCGATGTATTCCCATGCCCGTGAGAACCAGTAATCGCTCATCCGGTTTTCAACATCGTCGGGCAGGACGCCATATTTTTCGGCGACGATCATGATCTCGTAGCCCTCGGGCTTGGCGGCGACCGCCGTCTCGGTGCCGCCTCCACGTTCGAGCCATCGGGCGATCATGTCTGCTTTTACTTTGGGCTTGCATCTTCCTTGATCGCTTTGAGGATCGCTTGCAGATTCAGCGAATTCAGGCTCTCGAGAAATTCCTTGGTGATCCGGACCGGTTTATTCTTGTCATCGACCATATCCGGCAAACTGTCGAGCATCGGCAGCAAATGGTCAGCCCATGTCGCATCGTCGCCTATGTCCTCGATCTGCTGCCGAAACTGGCGGCCCTCGGCGATCGAGAACGCATAATATCGGACGGTGATCTGCTCTGTGATCTCTTCGCCCTTTTCGAAGTGAATGAACGGAGCGACCGTCTCTCTGACGATCTTATTTTGATTCTTGAGTCCTGAAACTTTGATCATTGGTCGTATCTCCTATGATTGATTAAAAATAAGAGCGGGCCGCCTTCGTGTGCGATCCGCTCTTGTCTCGTCTTTGGATTTTGGCGTTTCTCCAAAAAGATTGTTGCGGCACGATTAGCCTGCCGATTCGGTGTAGCTGCCGTATTGGCCGAGTGTCGCGTCAGCGGCGAGCAGCGTGTCCTTAAGGCATTCGAATTCGAATTCGTATTTGTTGACCTCGTTGCCGCTGTTCAAAAGCGTCCATTCCTTGAACGGCGAGATCTGCATTTTGTGAAGTTTCACGATGCAGGGTTTGTCGTCGTCGGCGATGTTGATGCCCGAGAACCAGAGGCAGCGTTCGTAGATCCGCTGCGTCATAAATCCGACGCTCGTTCCGGCCGCCTCGGTCGCGGCGATCTTGAGCGGCTGCGTGTACGAACCCAACGCGAGGATCTTGATCAGCCCGGCGGCGGCGTCATAGATCTCGTAATCGATGCCGAGCACGAGCGTTGCGGGCGAACCGGCCGAATCCGTGATGACGATCGACGTGAGCCGCGTCTTGCCGCTCGGATGTGCGACGATGTCGCCGACTGCTAGGCCCGAGGCATACGAGGTCGCTGCGGACGACCCGCCGGCGACGGTCGAAGTGTTGCCATACAATCCGAGTTTGAGCAGTGCCGTGGTCGAGATCGATGTCACGATCTTGCCGGTCATTGCCAGCGATTTGACGACCGACAGATCCTTGGACGCGATCGATAGGCGTTTTGACATGTGCTCGACCTTTTCAGTCGAGAGCGACAGCGAGATCTCGTCGATCTCCGGCAGTTCGATGTCAAAAATACCGGGAGCACCGGTCGTCGTGTTTCGTGTACCGATGGCACCTTTGCCGTGGCCGAAGTAGTAGTTTGTGTCTGACATGGTGTTTTATTTCCTCTCGATTAGTTTTCGGCCTTTTTGACCTTGACGGGTTCGCCAAACGATTCGGCGTGTATCTCAGCGACCTCGACGACCTCGCCCTTTTCCCGTATCTGACTATCGACCAGGCATCGGGCGTGGAGTTTGACAAAGACTTTCTTTTCCTTCGGCAATATGTCTGCTAATTCGGCCATTTCTAAATGCTCCATTTATCGGTAATGTATGTGATCTCGATCTCGACTATTCCGGCCGCGATCTCGAACGAATCCTGTGCGTACTCGATACCGTGACGCCGCGGCCGCGTTTCCATCGCGTAACCAATTCCGTCTGCATCCGGGAACCGCTCGGCGAGCCAACTGTCGCTCTGCGTTCCAGTGCCGAGTATCGCGAGCATCACGTCGGCATTTGCCTGGCGGACGTTCTCAGCGGTCTCGCCGCGTTTGACAAAGATCTTGATCTGCACCGGCATGACGTGAACGGTTCGCCGTTTGCCGTGCCTGATCTCTTCGGCAATTTCGGTCGGCAGTTGAAACAGGCTGATCGCGGGGAGTTCGGTATTCTTGTCGTCGTTGTCGCCCCAATCGGTGCGGCTATCCTCGACGTGCCCGCGAAAATCAGTATCGTAATCGCCGCTCCCGTCGATGGTCTGTAAACGCTTGACGATCGCGGTGATCAGTGATTGCTGTTTCGACGTTGCCATTCAAATATCAAGTGGTCGTTTTTAGGCTTAGGACTGTTATGCCGAGGCCTGTGTTTTCTTGCTTTTCGACGGTGTACGATTTGTTTTTGATCGTGCACCGCGTTTTGTTTGCGATCGACGCGAGCTTTGAGGTCGGGCCTTCGAACTTGGGTTTTTGAGCCTCGATCTCGACGTTGTACATCGTTGTGCTGTCGGTCGGTTCGGTGAACCAGCCTTTGACCTCAGCGATGACGACGCCGCCCGCCTCGAACACGGCGACCGCATTAAAGTCGCCCATTTCAAACATCACATCGACGTCGCTATTCGCCAGGTCCATCTCATCGATCCTTAGTCGAGCCGGCCTTGGAAGTCTTGGAAGTCTTCTCCGGCTTGGCTGTCTTTGCTTCGATCAGTTCCGCCGAACCGTTGGCGATGTACCGATCTGCCCAAACCTCGGGCAATTCGACCGACGCTCCGGGAGCGAGTATCACCCCACTCCCCGGATCGCCGACACGTTGTAAAATACGGACCTTTTTGGTTGCCATATTAGACGTACAAACACTGAGCCAAGCCGCGAAGCGTCGCGGTCGAAGGTGCTGTGTCAGGAATAAGCAGCACAACGCCACCAGCATAAGTTCCGGCCGTTCCGTCGCCGCCGGTCAGACTGACGTCGAGATAGCGTTTGCGATTGCCGCGATTTTTGACATGAATGCCGAAGATCGTGTTATCGCTCGTCGCAGACGGCACAGTCGCCGGAGAGACGCTGAAATCGCCGCCCGAAACGTCTGTCGCTCCGCTCATACCGCTGTCCTCTGACTCGGTGAGCTTACAAACCGCAGCCGCGATGTCCATCGCACCGAACTGGATAACGAACAACGCCTCGCGAATGCCCTTCATGTCGATGGTTCGTGTCGTGAAAGCCGCGTTATCGACGATGGCTCCCGGCGGTACGAGTTCCCGAATTTCAATTGCCTGTAAATCATTCATGTTAGTTTCCTCAGAAAATACGATCTTTGAAGGGCAGGAATTTCACCTGCCCGATTCGGTTACGGCTCCGCTTACGATGCCGCAGTGATTAGTCCGACGATTGGGCCGGGAACGCGGTCAGCCGCCGTGCCCGAGGCATTACCAACGGAGTGGACGTTGATATCAAAACGTGATGTCGCCTTGAACACGATGTCGTCTGCGGTAAAGCGAGCATGTTCGCTGAGTGCGATCGAGTACTGCCGGCGGTCACCGAGCGTCGCTCCCATCGCGAGGTCGCCAAACAATGCACAGACCTGGCTGTTCGCCTCGGTCTTCGGCATGACCTGCGAGAAATAAACCGGATATCCCAAGAACTGCTGATTCCGAGCATTCTCGATCTCGGTTGCGGTGACTCCGCCACCGGCGAGCAACGCAGCAACCATCACGTTCCAGTAGAACGATCGGCTGCAGTACCATCCGGATCCGTTGTCGGCATACTCGGGCAGTTTTGCGACCACGCCGCGGAAATCGGCCAGAACGAGTTCGCTGTACAAATTGCCGGTGCCTACCTGCAGTCCTGCGATATTCGCGATCGTGCCCGAGAGATTCTTGATCTTTTCGCGGACGCCGATGATGTTGCCATAGGTTGCTGAACCGTCGCCATTGAAACCACACTCGTCTTCTTTCTTGGCGAAAGCCCGGGCACTCATCAACGCGACCTGGTCACCGATGCTGATAACAGCGTCTTCGCTGAGTTCGCTCGAAAAAGTGACAAGCGTCATCAGTTTCTTCGCGGTCAGATTGACGCGATCGGTTTCAAAATCCGACTCAGTGCCGGTCGATGATTCGCCGACGAAATAGGCGTCGAGTTCGCCGACGATACGCGGATCGGATGCCGTGTCACGCGTCATCGGGCGAATCTTCGCATGGCTGCGGAAAACGCCGTAGGTCTCGATCAGATCGATCAGATCATTACCGAAATCTTCGGGAACGAAATAACCGCCTTTTTCATTGAGGCCTTCACTCTGTGCACGCTCGATCTTGATGCCGTGATTGCTGCAGAATTCGCGAGCCTTGACACTGCCGAGCGGTCCGGCAAGCACGAACTGGCCAAAATCGTGAGCACGTCGTTCGGCACCTTCGCCCTTGAATGCTTTAAGTTTGCCGAATCGCGGCAAGGTGCGGGCGAGTTCGACTTCCTGTCCGCCGCCGCCCATGCGGGCTGCGGTTGTCGGGTCCATGACCGGGACGGGGACGTTGGCGGGGATCTGGGTTCGGGCGAATGCCTTGAACTCATTCAGTGTCGGTTCGGATTCGATGCCGTCGAGCAGGCGTTTCTGGTGAAATGCCGGTGCGAGTTCGGGCTTGCCGAGAGCGTTGGCCGCCTCGCCGATCTCCTCGCGGGCGATCTGTGCGGCGGTGCGTGTATCTACGACCGGAGTTTCCGGCGTGTTGTCATGTTTATCACTCATTATTTTCTCCGTGTCTGTAGAAATTGACCGTTGCTGGTCGTCTGAAACTTGTAGTTCTGCCGGCGGCGTTTCGAGTGAACGCCCGACGCCGACCGAGATATCGGCCGGGACGCTGACGATCGACACCTCGTAAGGTTCCCAATCGTCGCTGCGGTAAAGATTTGGCTGGCCCTTGCGTTCTTTTTCGAGGTGCATCTCGTGCACCATAAATCCAACGCTGACGTTCTGACGGATGCCGTCAATGACGTCCTGATAGACCTCGCTTGCTCGCGTGCCTTTGCCAAACCGGACATCGGCCCGTGCCATGCCGTCCTTATCGATCGAGAAAGCCTCGATCACGCCGACGACGTCACGCGTGTCGTGGTCCATCAGCAGCGGAGCACCTGACTTGAGGCGGTCGGTCCGCATTGCTCCCTTTTTCATCGAGAGAGCGAGTTCCATGTAGTCGTAGACTTCCCACGACCATTGCTGGATCGGTTTATCGCTGGCAAATGCGAGGTTGACGGTGCGGGTGTCTTCGTCCACGGTCATGCCGCCGCGTTCGATGGTGAACGTGCGGACGAGCGGCTCTTTGACAAGCCGGTCGCGGATCTCTGCGATCGTCGGTTGATTAGGCATAAAACGCGAAAAAGCCGGACAGAATTTCTATCCGGCTTAATCGTAATTTTTTTGCAAACGAATTAAGTTTTTGGGGTGCAAAAGGTATTAAATACTACGTTTCCTCAGTATCTGCCTCTTCGCCGTCCATCTCGTCCGCTGCTTCGGGATCGTTCGGATCGGGCGGTTCTTCGGCGTCCGGGGCCGGGCCGAGTTGTTTGGGCGGTTCGGTCTCATACGGAATACCGTATTCCTCGAATGCTTCCATTTCGTCCTTTTTGGTTTCGAGCCACTGGATCAGATCGATGCCCTGAGCGGCAAAATGATCGGTCCGTGTTAGGATGTTGCCCGCGATGCCGTCGAGTGCGGCCTTGATCTCTTTCTGCGGATCGACATAAGCCCATCCACGCGGACGCCACATCGATGTATCGCAGACGGCGTTGAATTCGCGGGGCGTGATGTCGACGCCGCCGGCGAGCCACGAACTGTGCAGCCACGCGTCGAACACTTCGCGATGAAATTCGTCGGTGACAAAATCCTGCAGCTCACGCCACATGTCGCGTTCCTCACCAAGACCGACGCGGGCCGACGAATAGTTGACCTGCGAATAGTCGCCCGTGAGCGAAAATCCCGAAACTTCGAGCCCGGCGGCGAGCGTGGTTTGCATCGTACCGACAAATGCTACAAAGTTCTGCGTCGGCTGTTTTGGATCGAACTGCGTGAATTCGGTATCGGGCGGCATTTCAAGAATGCTCGCCGGTTGTACATCGAACTCGGGCATCACGGGATTGCCCTCGTCATCCTCGGTTCCGGTGTATTCGGTGCCGTCCTGGCTCTTTCGCGAGACCATGCCGAACGCCATCGCGGTCATTTTCGCCGAATTGATGACGGCCTGGACGAATGAATACAGATCCTTGCCCTGCAGCAAGACGGCGTGAAACTGCGTCAGCCCGCGAACCTGCGATTCGTCGTCGTTGACGATAAATGAATGGATCATCTGATCGGCCGGGATGCGTTGCCGCGTGCGTACCTGACGCTTTGAGAATGTGATGTCGGTCGACGGCGTCGTCAGCCAATAGGCGACGGCCTTATTCTCGCTGTCGATCTCGATAGACATGATCACGCGGTTGCCGCTCGGCAGCGTTTCGTTGTACATCTCGTCGAGGTACGAAACGTCGATAAATTTGAGCGTGAATCCGTGAGCATTCCTGGCCGCGAGCTTTTGCACCAGAACCTCGCCATCGCGGATGAGCGTGCGGATGAAAAGCCGCTCGGCCTGTTTCCACGTCATGCGGCCCGACGCAGTGCACGTCGAACGCCGTCCCCAATCACGCCATGCGGCCTCGACCGTTTGATTGAGTTTGCGATTGAGTCCGTCGCCTTTTTTCGCACGGCATTGCAGTTGAATGCCGTCCTTGCCGATGACATTGCGGCTGGCCATGCCGAGGAACCGTTTGAACAGCGGATCGTCGCCGCACATCTGGCGGGCACGAGCACGCAGGATGCGGATGCCGAGCCGCAGCATGTAATTCGCCGTCTCCGGGTTGGTCAGCCACGTCGAGTTTGTCCGATCGACCTTGGCGGCGGCGTGATAGCGTTTGACACGCCGCGGCTCGGCGGCCTTGGCAGCGTTGCGTTCGGCCTCGATCTCGCGAAAGGTCGGGATGTGTAGTTCGTCAGATAGTTTGATCATTATGGCATTCTCCCCAGATATAGGCGTCCGACCTTGCCGGTCTGCCGCGATCGTTCGGCGGCGAGCTCTTTGGCGACGATGGCGGCGTATTCTTTGCGTGTCGCGATGGCCTCGGTTCGCGAGCGTTTTACCTTTTTCGAACCGGCCGAGGTCGATACTTCGTACTCGATCACGTCGCCGGCGGATGTGAGCAACGCGTCGTCGATCGCGTCAACGATCTTTTGAGCAACGGAACGCAGATCGACCGGAGCGACCGACGCGGTATCGAGCCCGAGTACGATGTTCGTAAATCCGACGCCGACGCTGTATTTGATCGTCGTGTCGGCGATGTTCGTCACCCATGCTTCCCACTTGTATTTGCCCGCACGGTCGACGTTGTCGGTCGTCGTGCCGAGTACGGTGATGACAAATTCGTCGCCGTCCGCCGTGCCCGTCGCGTTGAATCCGATGCCGGGCCCGCGAAAGTAATACGCGAGCGTCCATTCGGTCGCCGGATAGTCGGCGTATGATTTGGTCCAGACGACCTTTTCGCGAGTGGTGATCTGTGTCGGTTCTGTGTATCGCATAGTTTTATCAGATCCTGGTCTTATTCAAATTCCTCGCCTTCGAGCGAAACGGCACGACATTCCGAGACGGCGTCGGCGTCTCCGGCGGCGTCGGTTCGGTCGGCGGTTCCGATTCTACTGCCGGACGATCCACGGCCTCGGCGTGCTGCAGATGCCGTTTGGCCATGCGTTCGAGATCGGGATTAAGGATCTCTTTGGCGGCCAGGGCGTAGCATCTGACGTCGAGTGCTTCGTTGCGGACATTCGGGCCGACCTTTTCATAACTGTGAAATGTTCGCCCGCCGCGTGTGTGCGTTTTCATACGTTCGGACGATAGCTGCTTCCAATGCTCTTCGTCGTAGTGCGGTTTGTCGGGAAAATGGCAATAGTTCGGGCCTTGTTTTACAACACGAAGACCCGCGAAGACCGCATCTTTGGCCGCCGTCACGCCAACCGGAAACATGCGGCAGATCTCGCGTTGATTGCGGCCGACCTTTGTCGCTTTCGAGATGATCGGTTTGAACGGATCGGATTGCCCCTTGATCGGGAACCAACGTTTATCACGGTGTTTATGGCAAAACCGATAGACAACGGTCGCGAGATATCCCGAATCGATCGCCGCACATTGAATGCGAAACGCCTTGTTATTGAGTCCGGCGAAGGTCGATGTCAGATATGCGGCAAGCTCGTCCCAGACATTCGTCAGATCACTGTCATCGTCGCTTTCCTCAGCCTCGACGCCGGTGTCGCCCTCGAGAACGCGATAATCGATCGACCACGATTCACCATGCAAACCCCAGCCGACGATCTCGACCTCGATGCGATATTTCTGGATGTCAACGCCCGCCGTCAGCAGGATCACGCCGGGCGGCACCTCGGCGGGATAGATCTCGGTCTGCATCGCGAGGCTTTCGTAATTGACATTTTCGACCGGCTTCCACGGTTCGCCGAAAATGGTATTGGTGACGGCCTCGAGCTTGGCGATATTGCCCTGAGCGTCGAGAAAATTCGTCACCATCTTGCCCCATGCGACGAATGGCGAATAAAGCTGATTCAGCTTGAAAGATGCGTAACCGTTGAACTCTTTGGCGGCGATCCATTTGCCCGCGGCGAGCATGTCTTCCTTGTCAAATTCCTCGATCACCGTCTGGCAGTGTTCGCAGAGATAGAATGGCAGTTCGGGCGTTTCCTCGTCCCATTTCAGGCCGAACGGCGTATCTTTGCCGCCGAATTTGAGTGTTTGAAACTCGTCACAGTGCGGGCACGGCACATAATACTGACGCTGATCGCCCGCCTCGTAGTCGTGCGAGATGTCCATACACGTCTCGCCCGGACCGCAGAAACATCGGCGAGGCGTCGAGATCATCATTATCAGCTCTTCGCCATCGTAGGTATTGGTCGAACCCTCGGCGATCGTGATGATGTCGCCCTCGCGTGTCGGCTGATATGCGGCCTTTTCGTCAAAGATGATGATCTGATACGGACGCGACGAAGCCTCAGCCGGTGACGAAGCCCACAGAATATGCAGGCTGCCGCCCGGAAAGGTCTTGACGTTTTGATTATTGCCTTCGGGCGTTTTGGATATGCGGTTCTGCAAAACGGGCGTTTCGCGGACCATTGCATCAAACGCCTCCTGCGTCCATGCCTTCGCCTTATCCTCTTTCTCGGCACAATAAGCGATCTCGGTCGGTGCGATGTCGATACGCTTGCCGATGATGTTCTCAGCGGCCGACGATTTGCCGATCTGACGTGACGCCTGCATCGTGATCTTTCGAACATACGGATCGTCGGCACACGCCATTATTTCGACGAGAAACGGAGCCGTACTATTGAGCCATTTGCCCTTGCGGTTGCCTCGCCCGACGCCGCGGCGTTCCTCAGCCCATTCCGGCGTCGTCATGTCATGCGGTATCGCGAGCTCGATGCCCGTCTGAACCGCTGCTAATGCTGACGCTGAATAGCTCATTTGCCTATAAATTCCGTAAAGTTTGCCCGCAGCATTTTCATAATGCGTTGGTTGTCGCCGTTGCGGATCTTTTTGACCTCGATCAATGTTCTCGCTTTGACGAGTTTCGGATCGATGCGTTTGCCCTGCGAGACCGTCAGCTCCTGAAAGATCTTGCCGACGATGCTCCGTATCAATTCGACCGCCTCGTGCATCGGCACGAGTTCGCGGCGTGCCTCGGCGAGTTTTAATTCCTTGAGCTGCGACGATGCCCGGATGTCGCGGATCTTGGCGGCGGAGAGCGAATCCTTGGCCGCTTTGATCGAGAATTCCATCTCGTCGTCGAACCAATACAGTTGATTCTTTGGCGTCGAGGATTCGTCCGGCTCGTAGCCGAGATCGTCGAGCCGTGTAGCGGCCGTCGCACGGTTGATAGAGCACCGCCGGGCGATCTCGCTGATCGGTATCAATTCGCCTTTCGGCTCGATCTTTTTTGCCACTTGTGCCATAAGAAGCCCGGTCGCTATCGCTCGCGGTTCTGACCTATTTTGATGTCGCGAATGCCATTTTTATTCCGGCTCGGATGTTGTCATTGAGGTTCGATTTGACGACCTTTTTGATGGGTTCGTGGAATGTCGAACGCTTTTTGATCTTGACGGTCTTTTCGAGGCCGTAGAGAATGATCAGTCCTTTGCGTTTGCCTTTCATCAAACGCTGGGCGAGCACCGGGCCTTTCTTTGTTTCGAGAATGAACGCCTTGCTTGCCAAACCTTTCGGACGCTGGCCGCGTGGAATGATCATTCGTTTGTTTCGCCGGACCTGATCGGTCGGGATGGCGAGACGTCCCTGGCCGGTCTTATCCTTGCCCTCTTCGTGAGCTTCGAGCCAGTCGGCGGCGGTCTTGACCTCGCTTTGCAGCTTGTCCTTGCGGGCGGGCGTGATCTTGATGCCGAATTTATTACGCTGCTCGAACCAATTGCCGCGGAGCGTGAACGTCGATCTGAGCGACGAAACGACCGCGTCCTGAGCCTGCTTCGCGGTCTTGGTCAGCCCGACAGCCGTGCCGAAATCGATCTGCCGCATCGTTTTGGCAAAATCAGGGCGTTGGGTTATTCGGGCGGACAGTTTCATATCGTTTATCCGAGCACGTCGAGGACGACGAGTTTGCCGTATGGTTCGGTTTCGGAGACCGGGAAATAGTGGATCTTGCCGCTGCCGTCCTGGGCTTTGATCTCGATGTCATAGGTGCCGGGCGTGATGTCGGCAAAGCTGTCGGTGAACGCGAACGTCGCACGGCCCGGATTGGCGGACTGATCGGCGTCGGCGGTCATCTCTTCGGCGTCGATGACAGCGGCTCCGGGCGGGCGGCGGACCGTCAGCTTGACCCAATCGAAATCAGACAGATCGACAGGCCCGTCCGCGTCGCTCAGAACCACGTCCAAAACCGCCGCCGTCTGCCCCGTTTTCATCTCAAAAACCGTATTATTTACCATCTTTTCACCCGATATTGATCCGTTTCTTGCCCGTTTTTACCTCGATCTTTGCCTCATTTGGCTTGATATCGATCCGTTTTCGCCCCGAAACGATGCGGAAATGGAACGTCTCAGGCCGCGGTTCGCGTTTTGGTTTGTCGTCCGGTTTTGCCATTTGCCTTTCAAAAAAGCCGCATCGTCTGTTCCTGACCAATGCGGCTGTACAGATCGAATTGTTTTCCCCGCTCCCGTTTGCTCTAATCCGCCATCACCCTTGCGACCAACGCAAAACCGCGAAACTCAGCTAGGGTTCTTTCGTCCTCTTTTGCCATTATGGGGTTACGTCGATTGCTTGGATGGTGCTGTATTTAAGTAACGTTGCTGCCGCCGCATTCGTGCTAGCCTGAGCGAATC